ATTAGAGATGTTCATGTGGTCAATAATTGCTTCAAGCAACATTGGATACATTGGTGACTGTTTGTCCATCGTCTGTAACAATTGTACAAGCTGTGTCACTTCATACTCACGAGCAATGATACCCAGACTACTAGAAGGAATAAACTTGAAGTCTTGTACAGGATACAGTTCAGGTGCAAACTGCATATAACGCCACGCACTCTTCTCAATCATAGGAATAAGGAAAGAGTCTTGGAAGTTAATCAAAGTACGCTTGTGACGCTTGATAATCGCTCCTAGCCCCATTGAAATACCTGCGGCTGTTGCTTCACCGTTAACAACACCTTGCATACCTGCTGAGTCGACAGCACCAGTCGCTTGTTGTACCATTGTTTGCAACTGTGCGGCTTGACCAAATGTAATCTGATTGACCTGTCCAAAATTAAATGGTTGTAGGATTTCAGCAGGGTTACCGTTGGTAAGAATAGTTTTACCCGGACGTACTTCCATCTTAGCACCCCTAGGAAGCCTTGAGGCGTCCACAGCGAGCATTGGATGAATTGTGAGTGCTAAGGCATCAATACGAGCACGTAGTTCTGTGTCAAGAGCTTTCTGTGAGTTGTAGCCCTTTTCACAAACACCACGGCCCCAGAAACGTCCCGGTACAACATCCCAAGGGAATGCAACAATAGGACGATCTTTCATCATGTATGGGTTTTCTTCAATCTTGAGTAGCTGACCACCGTTAGCAATCACGCACACAACTTCAGTGTAGCCCTTAGACTCTTCGGTGTCTTCATCTTCTACCAAGTCAGCAACTTCTTCATCTTCGTCTAGTTCATTTTGCATCTCTGCTTCAAACATAGACGTAGGAATCAATCCGTAGTATTTTGTTAGACGTACCTTATCGTCATCGTAGATAGTAAGGTCTTGATCTGGTTCAAGGTCAACATCAGGGTAGGTGTTTTCAAGAATTACATCACGATACGTACCGTCTTCAATCAACATCTCTACTTGGTGTCTAGGAACAAACTCGTCTACAGCGACACCCAGTGCATCTTCAATGTTTGTAGCAACAGGATCAATTAAGAAGTTTTGTGGTAGGATGGGCTTGAGCTTGACAACAAACCGATCCCGCATCTCAACACCAACAGCTTCTGCCGCACCTTCCATAATAGGACGAGTAGCAGGAGCCATTTCTTGTTTTTCTTCAATAACCAGTTCAGCAACACCAGTGCCAAAGACAGCAGAGTTGATGAGGGCTTCTGAGACAGCCTTACGCACTTTAGTAATTTTAAAGTCTTCGTCTAACTGTCTGCGTAAAGCAACAATGTCGTTCTTGTTTTGATCTTGGATGTCATCACGAATGTCAAAAAACTTACCACGACCAAAGGTTGCTTCTTCTACTTCTGCAACACTACTCTCAACTGCTTGTTGTAATGCAGGAGAAATAATTCGTGAACGCTCTGAGTTGCGTAAGGAGTCTGATGGATCCCAGATACCACGCCAGAGACGGTAGTATTCTTCAAACTTCTCAGCATAGTTGGATTCGTAGTGGTCACGCCATTGGTCACATTTTGCCATGATCCACCCGGCAGTGTCAGTATCGTATAGTCCTTTGTAGTCGTCTTGCATTTTAATATCCTGCGGTTGCATCTAGGATTTCGTAGTCGTCTTCTTCGTAGTCGTAGTAGTACGCTACTTTAGCTAGTTGGTCAATGTACGCTAAAGCATCAACTAAGTCATCATGCACTAGCGTATTTGGGAATTGGAATAGCTCATCCATAAACTCACTGTTCCATTCGCCTTTGTTCAATGTAATCTGACCGTGCTCAAAGCGTCCTTGAAGAGCCCAGACGATACGATCAGTTTTCTTTTTGTTCCCGTGTGTCAGTTCCTCCACCCTGAAGAACCGTTGTCCTGACTTCATTAAATCGGTAAGGTAAGGCAGTACCGCATTCTTTAGGGCTCCTTTTTCTATACCAACCGCTACAGGACGATAATGTTCTACAGTGTCGAATATTTTCTTGGCGGTTTTCTTGATGTCCCATCTTCCATGTATAATGTCTGCTATCCACCACCCCTCCGGCCCTGCTTTAACGACTGCGATTGCTGTTTGGTCGAGTCGGGTGTTTTTGGATTTAGTCGCAGATTCAACATTAGCAAAACCCGCAAGGTCGACTGCAATATAATAATCCCCGTCGTCAGGCTCATCATCAGAAAACTGTAGCCAATCTTCTTTAAAGATTTCACTACCCATTGCTTCAAACGATGCAAGGAACTCCTGTCGGAATGCGTAGGACGACATGGACTTTTTAGCTGTATCAATTTCGTTTGGGTCGAGTAGTGGGTTGTCGTAAGATGTGAAATGCCAAGCCTTATAGCTGTCATCATCTTCAAGCTCAGCGTAGCGATACAGTTCATAGAAGTGGTTCCTTCCCATTGGTGTGCCAATAAACATTGCATCGCCCTTTTGGTCAGCCAAGGCAGGACGTAAGATTTGTTCCCATACTGACGGTTTCATGTCAGCATACTCATCCATAACTAGGAACTTGAGACTGACACCACGCATGGTTTCTGGTCTGTCAGCACCCTTCAATGAGATTGTACAACCATTGATTAAAGTAATCTGAAGGTTGTTAATGTGTGAACTCTTAATCACAGGATTGGCTAACTCTAACAGAGTTGTCCACATGATGTCCCTAGCTTGCCCTTGAGTTGGAGCAACATAATAGACATGACCACGTTCTGTTTGCAGGGCATAGATAATCAACTGCCATGCGGCTAAGCGAGACTTACCAGTACGTCGTCCTGCCGCAACAATCTTGAATCGTGTAGGGTCGCTAAAGACCTCTTGTTGCCAAGGAAGTAACTCGACGTTAAGTTCAGTCGACATTAACGTCCTTCATAATATCAACCAACTCTTTACTACGACGACCTACTTGACCGTACCATTTAGAGTTAATCATTTCATTAGCGGCCATTAGGTAGTTACCTTCGTTGACGTAACGAATCATGTTCTTAAACTTAGATAGGCGGTTACGACCAAGATTAAAGGCCATGTTGACGCAGACCCTTTGGACATCTAAAGGATTACTGTCGAGATTCATAAAGATCGCACAGGCGTCGCTGTAGGCGGCCTCACAGTCTTCTTTAAAGACATCCAGAATCCTTTCGTCTTCTACAGGTGTTCCTACAGGCCACGTATGTTCCATATCAGTCTCAGTGACCATATGGCCTATACCAAACGTAGGATACCCTTCAGAACACAGGTAGATCTCAGTAACATATCCTTCGTGACGGATTAAGTCTTCTTTGACAATTTCTATTAGCTCATTCTTTGTTGTCATCGACTATCTCCGCTTCAATAATGTCTTCTTCAGTAGAAATCTTAGGGTCACCTATGCCACTAATTGTAATTGACACCGCTGGACGACCACCACTAGCGTTATCTTTCTCAAAGTAACTAACAGGTAACATACGATCCATTAGTAACTTCCAAGCCGCCGCTTGATTTTTATGGTCGTCGTTAAGTGCCGCATCTAAAATACTTTCTAACACCTTATGTGACTTAGGTGAAGCCAACATACGTGCTTTATATTCGTTAATGATCGCCGCATCACCCTTCGGGCGACCAACCTTACCCCTATTAGTTGGTTTTTTAGCTTCTACGTCTTGTTTTCTAGGACGACCTAACTTTTTACCATTTGGGGATAAAGATTCTGACATAAGTATTCTCCTATATAGGTACTTAAGTGTTTCATGATTGTAAAACTTAACGACAAACTAAACGAATTACTTAACGATGACTCATTTGTCTCTTAAGATATGTATATTATAGCATAATATTTTCTAAATGTCAAGAGGTTTCTACTGTTTTTCTTAAGATACCGCCCTTTGGGTTACTTGTCAAGCCTTTTGTTTACATTTGTTATACTTTTTTCTTCTAAAGAAACACTTAAGTATAACAAAAGGTTACCTTAAGTAGTTCATTATAGCTTTTTGTTATAATAATAGGGTTTTTATGCATTTCTTAAGGGTTTCTGAAGGTTGCTTTTGTTGTGCCTGAGCGGGTACATGTTAATTATAACAATCGTATCACCCCTCCCCCGGCCACACTTAGGCCCCACCCAAGTTATCCACAGGTTACACACAGGTTATCCATAGGTTATCCACAGGTGTGCATAAGTTGTGGGTAAAGTTATCCACAGGTTACACACAGGTTACTCAGGTGCACCAAAGTAGTGCATGAGTTGCACCAAGGTGGGGCAAGGTGTGCTAAAGTGGTGCATGTGTGTGCCTGAGTAGTACCCTCTAGACACACCTAAGAAACCCTATCGACAACCTCAAGATCAATAGATAAATACAATTGGTGTTTATCTCATAAGGCCTTAGTATTGACACATCAATCACATAAGGAGAGTACATATGAATAACTTAGATACAACAGTGGAATATCGTTTGTATGCTCAAGAGTACGGAAGCACTCAGTGGAATCAGACACCGATGGTTCTATTGATGGTCAGCTATAATCTAGAGCGCGTCAAGGAGATGGAGAAAACCCTGCGCGGTAATGGGTTGCTCTCTGACTTTGTTATTGAGCAGAAGCAACTACCGAACCAACCACTGTATCCACGATAAGGAGAGTACACATGAAAACATTAACTCAAGCACAGATCGCCAAGCGTACTTTTGACCACTGTCGCGCTCATGAGAACGTGGCTGACCTGTCGGACAAACAGGTCTGGGTTATCGGCTATATGTATGCAGGTTGGGTCACTGACCATTACGGAGCCGTGACAGATCGCAAGCTCCTTGAGGTGATGCCTGAGGGCATGGCTGAAGTCATGGAACGGTTCGACCTTGACCGTGAGATGTGGCTTGCAGGTCGAGCTTGACAATATCAACGGGAGGCCTTATGGTCTCCCTAAGTTACACAGGAGAGCACACATGAACGAACAACAGCAGGAAGTCCAACGGATTATGGAATCCATCGACGCTATGTCGTCGAACATGAACGAACAACAGCAATGGTACGCTCGCAGGGCTATTGTTGCCATGATTAGAATCCAAGCCGACATGGAAGAATCGGAGCCCACTGATGAGTCTGCGTAGCGGCAGACGAAACGACCACAGAGGACTGGAAGCTCTTCAGTCAGTGGTCGTCTGGGTTGCAAAAACAGAGGAGACAACCAAATGAGAATCACACAAGCACATCTAGAGAACTTGACGGACTGGATCAACCACGAGAAAGGTTATCCGCTAGAGTCATGGATTAGAGACGACGAGGGCAACTTACAGGCTCAGGTCTTTCACGTCTATGTTCAACGCTCGTCTGGATCATGGCACGTCAACCAGATGGTTAACACAGGTGGAGGTGTCCGTACTCTGAACATCGGATCAGCCCGGGAGGTCTACGAGTTTCTCCGTGGTATGCAGGAGGCTATCTTCCTAGACGACTTTCAGAAGCGACTAACAGCGAGGGCGGCATGATGTACCAATACCAACACATGGGCGACACTTTGTGTATCGTCGTGACAGAGTTTGAGAGCCTAGGGGCTCTCGACACTGACGAGCATTTCTTTATGATAGACTACAAGGTGACAGAGTGGATCGACTCACAAGGCCATCGGCACATGGGGGACTATCCACACATGACAGAGACGCTTGACGATGCGATACGAGACTACGTCGCCCCAGAGCACTACACGAGAACGACTGACGAGGAAAAGTTCTAATGACTGACCACGAGAATCAGTACGACCCACAGTTGGAATGGGTCATTGAGGAGGTGATCTTTGCGATCACTCAACAGAAACAGACCAACACTGTCTGGTTTGACGTATACGAAACGATCACCGGATCGACAGCCGACGAGGCTTGGGACGAATACCAAGCGCAACAGCGACTGGAGGAAGAGGGCGAGGCGAGATATTATGCAGAAAATCCCGACGGTTGAACGTGACGAGCTCACAGGAGGTCTCACGATGTCCTGTGCGTCGCTCTGGTGTGCTTTTCTTTCAGACG